ATTTAAATTTTCGACGGACTCCTCAAGCCCCTCGTTCATTTCTCTGATGGCTTCTGTGTTTTCTCTCAGTGCTGCAGCTTGAGCATCCAGATCCATATCACTAGATCCGCCTCCGCCTCCACCACCGCCGGCGGCTAGATCCGATCGGATGCCTTCCAATACTGCTTTAATGTCATCTAATGTTGCCATTTTTATAACCTTATCATAATAAATAGTTAAAGCCCAAAAACTTGGGCTTTAAGGTTCATTTGAGGTGTTCAGGAATGTGAGGTTGATTTCTTGAACTTAATTGATGAGTTGTAGATGAGCCTTGAGATGACGTACTGGCACTAGCTGCTTCGTTTTCCATCTCAATTTGCCGTATAAGTCTTTTGGTGAACCAATCCCGCAAACCAATTGGCAAGTTGTATGCTTCTGAGAACGACCAGCCCCCTGAATACTTCAGGAAGAAAAACTGCTCATAAACACTCTCCATATAATCAGGTGTTAGGCCAAAAAAAGTCCGCGGTTAACGGAACCTCCATTTCTTGCGAATGATCGCAATGTCCGCATTCAAAATATTGCTTTAAGTCTAGCTCTGGTGCAACCTCTTGATAGCACTTCCGTAAGTGTGCTGCATCTAGGGAGGGTAAGTTCTCCGCTATATAATCCAGTGCCTCGACTGAATTGTTCTCCTCAACTGACACCAGGATGGCGCGCATGAAACCACTCACAAGACGATCTCTCTTATTTTTATTCTTAGTCTTTAACTGTTCCATAAACTTTTCATCGTGCGCTGTCAATAATTGAAACGTTGCTTCGAACTTTGAGCGTGGCAACGAAGTAGTGAAAGTACCATCAGCATTGGCAGTTACATTCGTTAAATCTCCACCATTATTAATTGCCGCTGTATTTAAGTCAAACTGATAATCTTGTTTTTGATTGCATGCTGGGCATGTTATTGACGTGTTGTATTCACTCCCATAGCCAGACACGCGGCATGCAACAAGAAGCGCGTTCTTGTCGCCGACTAAGAGAGTATTAACGTTAAGTCGATTATCTACCAAGATACTTTGCAGCACCCTGTCGATAGCGACTCCCTGCTTCAGTAGCGACTGCGAAGTGAGGATATCTTCCTCCTTGGCAGTCATCTGCTTTATTTCTACATTTAGTTGTCCATGCAAGGGGTGTCCCGGGGGATAATACCTACCTTGCGATGGCAACTCTACAAACTCAGTAGGAACAACGAACGAGAAACTCTCGTTGTTGTCCATCATTTGATTGACAGGGGGATTTCCTTGAGGGGCGCCTGAGTTACCGCCGCCAGTCCTGTCTCTATTTCTAGACAATATACACCTCTATTTTTTATATGTTGAAGAAACTGTTTCCACCAAGAGCAACTGCTGAAGATGTGCTTGTTGGTGTCTCTATTCTAGCCCAATCGTACTTAACTTTTAAGTTCAATTCTACTAATTCTTCTTTTCCATACTCAAGAGTACCGCCGAAATCGATTTCCATTACCATGGCATTCCACAGTGTCCACTGCTCGATGGGCTTGCCATCAGCATCGATTTGGGTAATTGTAACCTGTCCAAGGGCAGCTGTTGCTTTTGCCTTGGAGACGCTTGTTAAATCATCCGGAGTAGATGGGATCGCATAACCAGATGCTTGCGCAATTGCTGCTAAAGTAGCTGTTACGTCTGGATCTCCGCCGGGATCTACCATTTTAATATCGATATCATTCCACGTAATATTACCTGGATAGTTATAGGTGTGATTAAGATACTTGTGATCGGTATGGCTCAAAGTAAACGTTGGCTTCTGGACTGACTTTGAATACCAAAGAAGTGGCCCTCCGTTTTGTGCTGCGATACCCGTAATACTTACGGTGAACCTAAAGTTTCTTTTAGGATCTTTAAGATTAACATCGTCCTTGAATGATTGTGACCAGAATGGCATTTTTAGTTTTCTCCCTTGAATTTAACTAGTTTGTAATTTTAATTTTAGTCATCGAAAGATGCACCAGTTGATGCGATTACGAAGTCAATTGCGATGAACTCAATTGCTCTTGCTGGCTTGACCATAATCTTTGCATAAAGAATGTTCTGATCAATCAAGTCGGGGGTTGTTGTGCTATCGTCAAGAATTAGGCGATAGTCTGTAATACCGAACTGAACCTTGACGTTTGCCAAGAACGGCTCAATAAGTCCCTTAAATCTGTCCCATGTAGCCTGCACGTTCTGCTCGAAGAGAATCTGTGTCGAAAGAACCGAGATTTGCTTCTTCAGGTAGATGACAAGTCGACGCACATTGATTCTATCGAGTGCCGATGGGCGCTCTTGAAGAGTCTTTTGTCCGAGAACCACGATTCCGTTGGATGGGAAGGAGGCAATTGGGTTAATGCGTGCGTCATACAATGTGTCGCGCTCTCTAGAGGAGAGGCGTTCCGATACGTTGGTGATTGGGATGCCTGCGGCGCCCTCAGTAAGCCCACCGCGGTTGAAGCCGGCAGGAGCGAACCAGACGGCTGCTTTAGACTCAGAAGAGCCGAGAACACCCATCATGGCGACGGTAGGCGGAATCCAGACAAGCTGCCCAGTGCCGGCATCTCTAGTTTGAACCCATGGGTAGAAGGTAGCGCCGTAAGAGCTATCCAGTCTTCTATCTTTAAGTGCATTGGCAGTGTTGACAACGTTCTTGTTGGCTCGCAAGTTTTTGTCAAGATATTCCTCATGAGGAGGAGTGTATACACTACTCAAGTCCAGAAGTGCCATCGCATCTGCGCGATCTTGGCAGACTTCCATCATGTATTGTGTCAATGCGTCCGTAGTCAAGCCGGGCATTGATAGCAAGTTGAAGTCAAGAAGATCGACATCTGATACAGTCTCGATTGCGCGACGAATTGTGTGGTACACATAATCATTATCTTCGGTAGACGTGGATGTCATCAGCGAGTTAGCTAATGGATCTGGCTTGGTGATGTCAAATCCGTCGAAGCCGCCCCAGAACGGTGCAGTGAATCGGTTGTAGTTGGCATCAAGAAGAGTCTTGTAGGTGCCGCCGGCGGTTACTGAGACATCGCCGTTGCGCGATCCTGATTTATAGTAGTAGACGCTTGTTGTATCATCTTTCTTAACGTTGTCAAGAGAGAAAATGTAAGTGTACGGGGTTACGCCAGGGCCGGCTGCAACGGCGCTTGTCGTTGGATCGTCTGGGAAACCTGGGTACAGAAGCCTGTGTGGATCCGCAACACTCAGATCCGGTGTATTGGATGTTGCAGTGCGTGTCGTTCTAAATCCAAAATATGCATTGGTGGGCTGAGTTAAGCCACCGTCGACACTGGAAGAGCGCAGGAGATCGGTAGGAAAGCTAAACGAAGCAGTAACATCTTGGGATGTGCCACCTGCACCAAACAATAGCTGGTAATCCTTATCGACACCAAATCCGCCGGCATATGCACCACTGAAGGCAATATAGCTGCGGTCCAGCACATCGGCGGTTTGTTTGTCGGATCCTTTAACATTCACGACGTTGCGAGGAGCTGGTGGCCCGTAGTAGCCAAATGGTAACAATGCAGGATCCGTTGCGCCGGCTTCGACGTCAGGATTCATCTCAACTCTAACAAAGTTAGATTTGTTGGCGTATTCTCCGTAGTAGCGAAGGCGCCGGTTGGTGGTATCCCACTCTGAGTACATATCTCCGATCTTGCGTGCAACGAAGTCGGGAGAAGTTGGATCAAGGTTACAGTTGTCGTACCTCTCAATCTGTTCTACTGCCGAGTCGGTGTCGTAAAGGTTTCTCAGGACAACTGAGAAGCTTCCGAAGGGGCTTGTATTCGTGTTCGACTGGCGAACTCTTTCGATCGAAACTTTAAGATTCTTGTGCAACCACTCACCATGCCCGCTTCCGACAAGTCGGAAAAGCTTTTGTTGGTTAGCTGGGTTGTAAGAAGTAGCGATTCCGGTGTCCTGTGCGATGAACCAGCCTGCAACAGCTTCACGGGAAGCCTGCTTCTTCATATTACCCCAGTTTTGGGTGCTGCCGGCTGAGCCGGAACCAAGACTTACAATAATTCCAACACTTGATGATGCTTGAAATCCATTGTTTCTGACATGCTGTTCGTATGTCTCGCCGAGCCAGTAATCAACTTGTGAAGCTACAGGGTAGAATGTCTTTTCGTTACTGCTTT